TACATCTTCTTTAGTTTCTACTTTTTCAGTAGGTATTGCGTTTGTTTCTTCAGACATTTATTTCTCCTAGTTATATTATTAGTTCGCCTTTACTGTCATACCAATCAGGATTGACATAAGACCATTGATGACGACAATTATAACCACCTCTGACAACTAAAGGATTTCCAGACTTTTTGCCTGACCAGCTTCTACTTGTCCAAAGTTTTCTGACTTCATCAATTGTGAAAAGTCCACTTTTCCTCTTGTTATATACACCACTAATTAAATTTCTGCAAATCTCCCTAGTGGTTGGAATTACATCTCCATAGTATTTAACAAAAGTTAGTCCAGCATCTTTTGACTTGTTAAAGTTTAAAGTTGCATCAAAATCTCTTAATGAGTCGTTTAATATCTGTCCAGCATATCTTTTCATGTTTTCTCCAGCCCTATCTCTAGCAAATTTAGATTGTAGTGTCTGAACTGCCTTATCAACTTGTGATTGTTTTGCTTTATCAAACTTATTATCATTTATATAATCAACTAATTTTTGTGCTTCAGGGTCATCTGCACTAGCATAGATACCATTTATAGTTTGTCTTAATTCTTTTTCTAATACAGTAAATTCTGAACCAACTAATGTATTTTGATAAACTTTTTCTGATAATCGTCTTGTAAAAGTATTAGACACATCTTTAAACTGTGTAAAATATTGTTGTTTAAGATTCTGTATTAATGCTTGATCGCCTTTAGTAAGTTCTTGAAATGCTACTGGTATATTACCGATTCGTTTAAATGTTTTCTCAATTCGTTTAGCTTGTTTATTAAAACCATCTCTAACAACTGTATCTGACCATGCTAAATATTCTCTTTCAAGTATAGCTTTAATCTGTGGTCTAATAGCAATAGCTGATTGTAATTCTATTAACTTACCATCTGTTAAAGGTAATCGACTTGCAAGAGATACTACTTCTCTTTCTATTCTGTCTAATGTTTTAATTAATGTTTTATAATACTCTGCTTCAGCAAGTTCTATTTGCTTGATTCTATAAAGTGTTGCGTCTTTTACTATATCTGCCATTTAATTTCTCTTATCAAAAATTCGTTAAAAACGCAAAAAGTGTTTTAGTGTCGCACCAATTATGAAACACCCTAAACAATCAATCGTCTATTAGTTAATAAAATGGTTATAACCTAAAAAAATAGAAAAGTGAATATGATATACTGTGTAAATAAATAACAAAAGGAGAGCAAATGATAAATATAAAAAACAAGATAACTTTGGGAGATGTAGTTCTAGTGGGTTATGGGTATGGAGAATATCCAAAACTTAAAGTTGCTAGAGTTATTAAAGTACTACCTTATCCAAGTGGCTATGTTAATAAATTTAGAATTAGATTTATTCATATAGGTGAAGTGGTTGAGTATGGTAGTGAGAGAGGTGTCAAGAGGTATGAAAAAGACGTCATTAAAAACTTCGGTTCTCAAAATTGTAAGTTCACTTTAGAAAAATTAGTGAAACAATTTAAGAAAGAGTATCGACAGGAAGAAAAACTTTCAAGGGAAAGAATAGCCAAAGCTAGAGCAAGTTAAATAAAAGTTTTAGGCGATCAGAAATGGTCGCCTTTAAATTTCCTCTTGCTCTACTTCTTGATCTTCTGCTACTACTTCGTCTTGTGTAAATTCTCCAACTTCTGATTTAGCATCTATCTCGTCAAATATTTCATTTAGCTTTTCATCATCATCTACTACTGCTCTTGCAATTTCTTTATCTACTTCTTTATTAAAAGTAGGAGAGCCAATGTTTAATGCTTTTGCTTGTTGGAAATACATAAGATCACTTGCATAATCTCTAATGTTAAATGAATCAGGATAGTTTATTTCTCCATCATATTTTACATTTTGAAATTGTGCATATAGTTTAAATAATTGTTCTTCTGCTATTTGTAAGTTATCAGCTTTTTCAGATAGTCTGGCATTAAGTAATTCAAATTCTGTTTGTAAAGCTACACCAGATGATACTTGTGTTTTTGTACTTCTGATAGCACCAGTATGTGCAATTCTGTTTATAGCATCTACTTTATGTCTTACTGATTCCATAATAGCTTGTAAGTTTTGACCTGATGGTTGTAGTAAGTATGGTTTTAAATTTGGTTCCATTTCGTCAGGCATTTCTATAACAGCACCAGCACCAGCACTTGCATTAACACTTGGAGTTTTAACTAATGATGGGTGGTTTGTTAATCTTATTAATTGTTCCATTTCAGAGTATTCGTTATAGATAGATTTCTGTAAGTCAGCTATATCTGTTAAATCTGATTGACCAATTCCTCTCTTATGAGATTTAGAATTGTATAAAATAACTGCTGGTATTTTGCCAATCTGGTTTGTGGCAGTATCTAGTAATCTTGGTTCTGAATCTTTAGGAAGATATACTGTGTCAATCCTATCAGGAAACCATAGTCTAAAATACTGTCCACCCTCTCTATCTACTTCTTCTCTTACCTTTAAGTAATCAAGTTCATATCTACCATTTGCTTGTCTTTGAAAATTCCAATCAAAAACATTTTCAGGAGTTAAGATTGATAAGTAGGGTCTGATATTTTGTTCTAGTTCTTCTGCTTGTGTGTTAGTCGTAATATTAGGTTTATCTAAAATCATAAAAACATGACCATAGATAGACGCATAATTTTGTGCTTGTCTTATTACAGAGTTTAAATTGTTACCCTCTAAATCTGCATCTTTTAAGAATGAATCTAAACTAGCTTCATCTGCCATTTCTCCAAAATCTCTACTTGGTCTAACTCTAAATAAAAATGATGAATAAATTTGAATAATATTTTTACAATGATTATCGCATGGAGTGTTTGCAAGTCTTTGATTAAACTCATTATCTAATTCTAAATTATATCTGCTTAAATATTGTCCTACCATATAATCATAACCACCATTATATGATCTAATGTAATACTGCCAATTAGTAACTGTTTCTTGATAATCTGTATGAAGTTCTGTAATTGAATCTCTGTTATATGCCATAATTTATTTCATTGTCCATCTTGTCGGAGAATTAAATTTAGCCTGTGTAGTCAATGGTTTTAAGTAATCAATCATATAACCTAGTGCGTCATTCATATGGTCGAATCCATCTTCCTTATCAGGAATATTTGTATTCTCTTTGTATATTTGTCTTTGTAAACCTTTTATCAAGGTTTTGCAAGAATGTGAAACAAAAATATGTCTAACCCCATTAGAATCTTTGAGTTTTGAATTTACTGCATTGACCCTATCTCGTATTGCTGGGTGCTTATGTTTGACCTTAACTTTAAATCCAGCATTTTGTAAAATTGATAAATCAGTTCTTCCACCAGCAGATGTCTTTCTTTGTTTAGAAGCTGGGTCAGGATATATAAATATTGGAATCTTCGTTCCATATCTATCTCTTAATTCTTGCACCATTTCGTCTGTATTACTTCCATAAATAATAACTTCATCTAAAAAAAATATTTTATCTTGCTCTAATTGTGCAACACAAGCTGACATTGGGTCTACGTTAAAGTCCATTCCTATATGTAAAGGTTTTTCCCAATTAATCTGTTTTTTAACTACATTATCAACAGGGTGGAAATTGTAATAAACACTTCCAGCATAGTTTTCAAAAGTACCCTCAAACTCTTGTCTAAAAGTTCTAATATCAATATCTTGTTTAGCTTGTTCTATTTCTTCTTCTGTAACCATTCCACCTTGAATAGTAGTGAATTGGTAACTATCCCATTCATCATCTTGCTTACCTTTAAGATACATTTCATAACTCCAATTACCATAACCTTTAGGAGTTCCACACATTAAAACACTTCCAAGTGTATCAGAAACACTAGCACGTAAAACTTCAAACCAAGCTCGTTTATCTATATCTGCAAACTCATCTAATATTAAAAAGTTAATACCTGAGCCTCTTAATGAGTCATAGTTATCTGCACCCTTTAATGAGATTGTACTATTAGATTTTCTTATCGTAATAGTCATTGTTGTTTCGTTAATATCTTCTATCCAATTAAACTGATTGAGCATTTCTTTAAGACTTGCCCATGCAATCTCTTTAGCCATCTTAAAGGTTGGTGCTACATACCATATTTTTTTCTTTGGTTGTGATGCGTATTTCATCATCTCTGTTATGCAAAGATATGTTTTACCAAATCTACGACCACTTATAAGAACTCTAAATCTTGCTTTACTAGATGATACTTTAAGTTGGGGTTTTGTCAGAGATATTTTCATTACAAAAATAAGTGATATAGAGTTTATCCTTATTAATTTTATCTTCCATTTTTGTTACATATTCAATAGTTAATTGACTTCCACCTATAACACATTCAGACCATGTATTAAACTTCACAGGAACTAATGCTGTACTATTACAAAAACCAGTGATTGCAGAGCAGATACTAAAGGCTAATACATAGTGCATTATTGAAGTGGGTTTTTGTTGCTTATTTTTATTTCTTCAATTTGAACTTTTAATAATTTTATTTCAGCTTCATTAACTAAAATTTTAGTATGACCATGTGTGTTATCTACACTTTCTAATGCTTTAACTTTTTCTTCTAATACAGCAACCATAGATAGATCAACTGTTTTAGATGCGTTTTCTAATACATCTATTTTAGTCATAATTTCTCCATACTTAACAAACCCAGCACCTATACTTCCTATAAGTCCAATTATTACAACTATGTTTGTAAGGTTTTTTTTAATATCTTTAACCATTTTTTAACTCCTGTATCTGTAAAAGTAACATATTCTTTCGATACTTTATTTCGTTTAATTTCTTTATCTTAACTTCCATTATATCATTAGCAGTATATTCTATTAAATCAACATTGGCATATATAGACCTATTATCAAATATCTCTATTTGATTCAAATAAATATCTTTAGACTTATAAAACTCAGTATTATTGTAAGAAGATAATGATGCTTGGTCATTCTGCATAGCATCTAATTTAATAATATTTTTAATTTGTAAATTTTTGGCACTATCTTTAATCTGTTCATCTACCTTTGCCATAATCTTGTCTATTTTAGGTTTCTTTGTTTTCTTCTTTGCTACTTTTGTTTTAATTTCTTTTTTAGGTGCTTCTTCAGTAGATTCTTCAACTATTTCTTTCTCTTGTATTTCTTCTTCTTTTTCTTCAACAACTTCTTCCATGATTTGTTTAGTAATAACTTCTTCTTCTGGCTTTTCCTCAATTATAGTTTCTTCCATAATCTCTGGTTTCTCCTCTATAATTTCTGGTTCTTTTTCTGGCATAGATACAATCTCAATAGATTCTTCTACTGCAAATACTTCTTCTAGTTTAGGTTCTTCTTTAATCTCAAATGTAAATTCTTTTTCTAATTTTATTTCTTTAAATGTTTCTTTTTGTAATTCCTCAAAAACATTATTTATTTCTTCTATTATTTCGTTAGATATAACTTCATCATCATAAGTCATAGTTACAACTATATTATCTACATTTGCACCACCCAAATTAGAGGGTGCGTTAGCATCTGTTCCAGCTATATTAAGATTGCCTAAATTAGAGTCCTGACCATTGTATATAAGTCTATCTGTAAAATTAGCACCATTGATTCCTGTTACATCTGTTCTAATAGTAGTGTTTGTAGCAAGTACATTACCATCTGAGTCTTTTATTTTTAATGTAATTGTAAATGAATCTGCATTACCTTGACCACCCCAACAACCAGCTACTCCACATTCTCCATTTTGTACTTCTACTGTGCTGTTAAGAGTAATACCATTATCTAACATATTTTGATTTATAGAATTAGTCGTTAAATTAAATTGTTGTTCTATTGACCCACTATCTCCAAACTCTAAATCATAGTTTGATGATACATCATTGAGTTCACAGCAATCATTTAATACTTGGACATTTCCATTTGTAGTCCAACCATTAGCATTTCCTGTTTCAAAGTTGCCATTAGTTATTAAATTATTTGTTGTTTTTTCTTCTGCTAAACCTACTGAACT